CAAGAGCTAATAACTCTTTTAATGGGGGGGAGGTAACTCTCCCCCCTTTTTTTAAATTTAAACTTATAAAATAAAATGGAACTAAAAGATCGAGTATATATACTCAAAGGAAAAGCAACGCCACTGAGCTTTACGCTTCAGTCTAGGCACACTCACAAAAACCCATTGCTGTATTTCGATGGTACGGTAAACAGGGAATTGCGTTACGCAAGAAACCAACGCTCAATTTTCGCAGATGAACAGGATCAACACGCATTGTTGACTCCAATTGTTTTTGAGAATGGAGTATTAAAGGTAGCTAAAACAGATACCATTCTAAACGAGTTCTTGCAAAAGCATCCTAAATTTGGAAAAACATTTGTTGAATTAAACCACGAGGCAGACGCAGAGAAAGACTTGCAGCGTCTTGATGCTGAAGTTGATGCATTAATTGCAGCCAAAGGCCTGTCAATTGACATGGCTGAGATGGTCGTACGAGTTGGACTTGGTGCTAACACACAGCGCATGTCTTCAGCTGAGATTCGCCGTGACGTACTGATGTTTGCACGTCAGTCTCCACTGCAATTTTTAGAGATGATCGATGATCCAGATTTGAAACTAGAAGACGATGCTGGTCAGTTCATTGATGCTGGTTTAATCTCAATTAGAAAGAACGGAGATATCTTCTTCAATACAGAAGGTAATAAGAAAAAGATTGCATCTACGCCATACGGAGAAGATCCTGTAGACGTATTTTCGGCATGGCTTATTACAGACGAGGGTCAAGAGGCATACAAGATGCTAAAGGACCTGTTGTAAAACATACGACAACTCACGAAAGGCGCCAGTTTTATTAAGCTGGCGTTTTTTTGTTATCTTTGTGCTACGATGATCAACGAAGTAAGAGAGACCGTTATGGCTATCCTAAGCAAGGATAACAACGGCTATATTACGCCGCACGAGTTTAACCTGTTCGCCAAGCAGGCTCAGCTTGAGATTTTCGAGGACTACTTTGTTAGGCACCAAAAAGATACAATCTTAACACACCAGCGAAATAATAACACCGGTGTGTCTGACAAGCGAAGGATTAGCGAAGAGATGATCGATAGGTTCTCTACTTACGACACACTTACAGCTAACACAGGAAGTCAGTTTGTGTTGCCAAGCAATTACTTCACGATTAACTCATTGATATACAACGACTCAGCAAACATAGAGTATGTGTCAAAGCATAAGTTACTGCAACTGAACAATTCAAAATTAACAGCTCCATCTTCTTTATATCCAGCATATACTTTTGGTGAGCCTGTTAGTGGAGATGACTCAATTGTAGTATATCCAACGTCAATAGTTTCTGATGTGTCAATCTATTACACTAGGTATCCTGTAGATCCCAAGTGGACGTATGTAGTAGCAGGAGGTAACCCTCTGTTTAATATGTCAGCGACAGATTATCAAGACTTTGAATTGACAAGGGCAGATTTCAATGACCTTGTTATTAAGATATGCTTGTACGCCGGAGTCAACATCAGGGAAAACGAAGTGGTTGCAGCGATGACAAATATGGACATGATGAACAAAAACCAAGGAGAATAATAGATGAGCTACATAGATAATCAGACTTACTACGGATCCTCATCTAACTTTGGTGAGCATCAATACGTGTCTTTAGCAGAAATAGTAAACAACTTTATGCTGATGTACGTTGGGCCAGATAACCTGGTAGACAACGTGTCTAGGCATAACATATTGTTTCACACTAAGCGTGCGATCCAGGAACTAAACTACGATGCAGCTAGGAACACAAAGGTTGTGGAAATGGAGGTTGGAAGTGATCTGCAAATGATTATGCCTCCAGACTTTGTAGACTATGTTCGTGTTTCTGTATTAGTAGATGGACAGCTTTATCCATTGCATCAGAACAACAAGATTAATTACGCTACAGCATATCAGCAGGACGCAAATCTTGACTTCTTGTTTGATGTAGACGGAAACGTAATCACTGAGACGTCTCAGTTAGATACAGATAGGTTGGCTGGATTGCCTCAATCACTATATAACGGACCTGGAATCTATAACGGAATGTATGGATGGAATCTTGATGGTGACTGGTACTTCGGATATTCTATTGGTGGCTTCTTTGGAATGGATCCAGATATAGCAAACCAGAACGACTCGTTTAGGATCAACAAAGCTGCCGGTGTAATAAACTTCAGTTCTGGAGTTGCTGGAAAACGCCTTGTGCTTGAGTATATCTCTGATGGACTGGAGAACGGTGATGATACATCTGTAAAAGTTCACAAATTCGCAGAGGAATACATTTACGCATACGTAAAATGGGCCGTGTTAAATAATAAGCACGGAATCCAAGAGTATATTATTAATAGAGCACGAAAAGAAAAATCAAGCCTGCTTCGTAACACAAAAATTCGACTCAGCAATATTAAGGCTGGTCGTTTGTTGATGGTGTTGCGTGGAAGAGATAAGTGGATAAAGTAACATGAGGTTAAACAGAACTTTTAACGCCGGGGTCATGAATAAAGACCTCGAACCAAGATTAGTAGAATCTGGGACTATTCGAGACGCCTTAAACGTGAACATCTCATCATCTGAGGGTTCAGAGCAGGGAGGTGTTGAGAATGAGTTAGGTAACGTAGATAAGTCTGAGATAGGGTTCGAGGCTAACACGGCAATGACGATTGGGTCAATTGCTGTAGAAGAGGTTGGATGCATTTACTGGTTTGTTAATGTTGACGACAATGGAACGATCGAAAACTATGTGTACGAGTACAACCAAGACAACAACACCACAACAATGGTGCTTGGTGACACTAGGGTAGGCGACCTCAATGTTCTGAACTTTGACAGGGAGTACCGGATTACTGGTGTAAACTATGTAGATGGCTTGTTGTTCTGGACTGACGACAAAAATCCTCCACGCAAAATAAATGTACAGCGTGCAAAATCTTACGGAGTTAATGGATTTTCAAAAGAGGATATCAACGTTATTGTTGCTCCTCCGCTGAATGCTCCTACGGTTTCCATGAGTTCAGACCCAGAGCTGCCCAATAACTTGAGAGATAAGTTTGTTTATTTTTCATATAGATACAAGTACTTAGATGGAGAGTATAGCGCTATTGCGCCATTTTCTAACGGAGCCTTCACGCCTAGGGGATTTGTTATCAATGGGAGCACGGGCGTTAATGAGGGCATGGAAAACCTTTATAACAAAGCTACTATATTGTACGAGACAGGAAACGATAACGTTACAGATATACAGCTATTATATCGAGACTCAGAATCTACGAATGTATATGTAATAGATACGATAAAGAAAGAAGACGCCACTGGCCGATTTGAGTTTACCAACAATAAAAAGTACGGCCCATTGCCAGTAGACCAGGTTACTCGCCTGTTTGATAACGTACCATTGAAAGCTAAGGCTCAAGACATTGTGGGAACTAGGCTTATATATGGAAACTACGTCCAGTACTTCGACATGAAGCGAGCTAATGGGGAGAGTGTAAAAGTAGATTTTAATGTAGATGTTGTAAGCAACGACATAACAGCAGCTACCACGTCTGTAAAGTCAAATCGTGACTACGAAGTAGGCATTGTATATTTAGACGAATACGGTCGATCTACTACCGCTCAAACGTGCGAGAAGAACACTGTATATATAAAGCCGAATCTAGCAACAAAAAAGAATAAACTCCGCGTCAAGATTAATCACGAAGCCCCAGAATTTGCGTCTTACTATAGATTCGTAGTAAAGGAATCAAAAGGTACTTATGAAAATATATTTGTTAACTACTTCATTGAGGATGGTGGATATAATTACTTTTTGGTAAACAACGCAGATGTAAATAAAGCTAAGGTTGGTGATTATGTAATTCTGAAGAGTGCAGAAGATACTATAATAGGAAACGACGATAGGTTAAAAATTGTATCTGTAGAAACACTAGAGAAGAATCAATTTGGCCCGGGGCTACCAGCATTAGATGGATCGTATATAAAGGTAACATCTAGTGATGCTATTAATATATCGGCTGTTAGTGACAATGCTTTTGCATATGCAGTAGGTAATGGGTCTAGTCGAAAAGGAGTGAATGGTTCTAATCCACAGTTTTCAAACGAGAATGGACAAAATAGGAAAATAACACCTGTTGCCTATGTTGAAAACCCTATTTACTACCCAAAAGTATATGGATCGACAGCAGGAGAAGGCACTATGTCTATCTCAAGAAACAATCAGCTCATTACGTCTAACGTAAAAGACGCTAGGTACAATATAGTGATAACTGATATAGACAGCAATGGGCCCAAGTTTAATTACTGGATATGGCCTAATGTTGAGTATAAGAATGCATCAGACACTACAATTTCATCTACTTCATCGACAGAGTACGAAATTAAGGACGAAAAAGGCAACACTGCATTTTACATAAAGTTCTCCAATAACAACACAATGGCGATTGGAGACAGATATGTAGTCAATATAAGGGGAGCCGTTGGACAATCTATATTTGGGCCAGAATATGCCAACGATAGATTCGCTATCGCGCCTTCTCCAGCTGGAGAAAAGATTGGCGCTATTAGCGGAGGAGCTATAATAAGAATAAGCGCAAGTTCAGCGCCTTTTTTTACTGATATATCAGAACAAACATTTACCGCCAACAGGGACTATAAGAACATAGAAGAATGGTATTTTGAAGACAGGATATACAAGAGGCTAAAAACAAGGAAAGCAGATCCT